AATTTAACGAGCATACCGGATGGTGGCTGCCGGACGGCGAGACGCACCTGGTCGAATGGATGACGGTCAGTAAACAGAAATGCGACGGGGGCCGGCTTGGCTATCAGATGCACAAGCTTAACCGGTGCATGGCGGAGGTGCCTAAAGGGCGCAGGCGTGTGGCTGTAGATGTGGGCGCGCACGTGGGTCTATGGTCCTGGCCATTAGCGCATCGGTTCGCTACGGTGCATGCATTCGAACCAATGCCCGAGCATGCAGATTGCTGGTTTGGGAATATGGGGCAGCATTCAGCGGCCATAGAAATGCCCCGGCTGGCGGTTGGGGCGGAAACGGACGTACCCGCGCTTAACGCCTTGTTGCATGGGGTCGCGTTAGGCGAGAACATTCGCCCTGTGCGAATCGCGACCCGCACACCGGGGAGTAGCGGTGATACTGGGGTCGACGTTAGGGGGCTCGAAGTGGAGATGCGCACTTTAGATAGCTTCGAGCTTGATAAAGTGGACTTTATTAAGGTCGACACGGAAGGCTATGAGCCGTTTGTGATCGATGGCGCACGCGAGACTATCGCCCGGTGTCGGCCCGCGTGCATAGTGGTCGAGCAGAAACCCGAGACGGGAGGGGCGCAGCGCTACGGGACGACTGTCACTGCCGCGGTGGAATTGCTCGAGACGATGGGGTACCGGCGTGCTGCCGTGTTGCAAGGCGACTACATAATGGTGCCAAAATGAAAGTAGCGGATAAGTTGATCCTTAAATTTCCCGTTCTGTGGGAGGGTTGGGAATGCGACAGTACAGCGTGGGTCTACGAAATGCAGGATGGGTCGCGGTATCTGTTGGTCGGTTCGTCAGAAGATAGGCGCAACGCAGAAAGTCTCGCGTTCCTGGAGGGGAAAATCGCCGAGTACGAAGCGGCCCTTGAAGGTGCGCGTACTGCACTGGAGCTTCTGAATGGGATACGGTGATGAGATCATGGCGGCGGGTCACGCGGAGTCGATGGGTCACCCCGTGCGCATTGTTGGCACGCGGGGCGAGACCCGCTGGCACCCGCTGTGGGAAGGTAACCCGTTCATCACGCGCCGGCTTAGCGACCCGGCGATACGTAATGGCCCGGGGTGCCGCCCCTATCTGGAGTACCCGTTCACCCACGCCGGGGGCGCGCATTTCACCGGCTGGCGCGCCCGGGATCACCGCGCCCGGCTGTACGTGGAGCCCGTGCCGGGCGGGTTCCTGTACCTTGATCCGATACCAGATGGCGCGGTGATCGTGGAGCCCAACCTGGCGTCTGACGGCAACCCCAACAAGCGGTGGCCTTTGAGTCGCTGGCAGGCTGTAGTTGATGCGCGCCCCGATCTGCCGTGGCTGCAGATGTCGGGGCCGCATGCATTGCGCGGTGTGCAGCAAGTGCGCCCCCGGACCTTCGTGGACGCCTGTGCGCTCCTGGCCGGGGCGAGGGCGGCCCTGGTACCTGAGGGCGGCCTGCATCATGCTGCAGCGACTTTGCAGGTTCCGGCAGTTGTCCTGTTTGGGCAGCACACGCCGCTCGAGGTCACAGGGTACCCAGAGCACATCAACCTAACGGGAGGCGACGGGGAGGCGTGCGGCAAGTGGCTGCCGTGCGACCATTGCGCGCGAGTGATGGATCGGATAACCGTGGAGGAGGTGCTAAATGCGCTTGATTATTGTACTGACGGCTAGCCTTCTGGCGGCCCCCGCGTGGGCGGATGTCATGGACGCCGGCACCGCGACCCGTACGGTCACAGCCACACATGGATGGATGCCTGGCGAGGCGCCGGCCGGTTTCCCGGGCTCCGCGCCCCTGCAGGCCTCGCCGGATATGGGGCTCAATGCAGAGACCGGTACGCCGGTGCTTAGCTTTGCGTGGACCCCACCCTCGCCAGGCACCTATTACGTGTGGCTTGTCGGCTGGGCCAAGGGCGGGGCGGCGGACACCGCGGTTGTGGGGCTCAATGGCGATCGGCTGTCCCGGGTGGACTTTGCGCCACACCGGACCTGGGCCCGATCCAAGCCCGTCCCTATCACGGTGGGTTTGGCGCCGGTGAGCATCGATGTTCACATGCGGGAGGATGGGCTTTGGATTGCGCAGATGGCTGTCACGCGCACGGCGCTATGGGAGGAGCCAGACCCCGACGGCGACACCGGGGAGCACTCATTCCCGCTTGTGTTCACGTGGCTACAGGCCGACGTGGCCGAGTTCCCTTCCATGACATGGCGAATCCGGTACAAACTGGGTGGGCAGGACTACGTGCACATCCCGGGCATCGAGCAGCAACGATATGAGCGGTCAGTATTGGCCCTTCCTGATACAGAGCTGACAGCCTGGGTTAGGGCCTGCGAGCCCAAGGGTTGCTCCGCATGGTCGCTACCCGTGACAGTGACGCTGAAGCTCCCGGTGGATGAGGTGGACCCGGACGCTGGCACGGGTGATGCAGCGATACCAGTAGACCTTAGTATCCAACTGGTGAATTGAAATGCATTACACTGGCACGCACTTGAGCATACACACCTCGGACGAGGGTATCACCGTGTGGATTGGCGAACATCACTGCCACGCTCCCGGCTGCTGGATTGCACCCGCGGCGGCCGTAGTGGCCGCCCTGGCCGGCGGGTTTGCCGCTTGGGCCTGGCTGGACGCCCCCGAGCTAGGCGTTATTGCAGGTCTCGCCGCCGGCTGTGTCGCCTGGGCGGCGGGGGAGGCCGTAGCATTCGAGCGGCGTATCCGCCGCATCCGTGGCAAGATGTGATGGCGGTAAAACCGCGCATCCACGCGCGCTCACCCAGCTACACGTTGGCGCATCTGAGGGCGGATTTACGCGACCATGAAGCCCGGATGCACACCGCGTTTACCGAAATGGACGCGCGGTTGGACAAGTTGGCGGACGAATTCCGTGCGTCGCTGGACAAGCGCGTGTCCTTGGACCGGTACCGGCCGGTCGAAATGCTGGCCTTCGGTGCCATAACGTTGATTTTTGGGGCTTTAGTCGCTTTCGTACTGGGAGTAATGCAGTAGTGTTTGACGCGTACATCACGGGAGGCAAGGTGCTCAACATCCTACCCCAAGAGTTCTCGGCGAAGCTCCCGCGGCCTTACGCAGAGTTGAGCCCGCTGGAATATGACTACTGGGTCAGGGACTTGTCCTTGAACCTAGCTCACAAACTGCGCGAGCGGCTAGCCGCGCTGCGCCCAGGTGGTGGCCATGCGCCCCGCGCCTGATGGGTGGGCCGTGTGGCTGCTGCGCGAGACCGGCCGTAGGGTGTCGATATTCCTGCGTCACTCTGAGACCGGCCGCTATGCCCGGGGTCAAGGATGCACCATTGAGGAGGCGATGGATGATGCAATTTCCAAGGCAGGGGCCTGAGATCACTTGGCGCAGCGTTGTGGCGCTATGCGTGGCCGGCGCGATGTGTCTGTATGTGTGGTATTTGCTCTGGTATATTCTCGGCGCACTCTGGTATATGATCGCCGGATGACCGCACATATCCGCACCTGGGCCTCACCGGTGGGTACGGCTACGGCCGTAACTGTAACGCTTGACGGGCCCCGCGTGGCCCCTGGCAACCTGCTTCTGGCGGTAGTGGCTCACGCTCGAGCCTACGCCGCCCCGCTATTCCCGCCCCCTGGGTGGGTTCTGCTACAGCGCATTCCGGTGGGCGGCGTCCAGGGTAACCTGGCCGCTGCCGTCTACGCGCGCACCGCCACCGGTGAGGAAACCGAGGCTACCTTTACTTGGCGCCAAGGTTTCCTCGCCTCCGCCGGCGGCGCGGCGGCCTTCGGAGGTGCTAGCGACGCGCTGTACAGCAGCGAGACTGGCTTGGCTGACTGGACTCTGGGTCAGGGCAGCAGTGTGGAAGCGTGGCGGCGCACTATCTGGGTGCCAGAGCTAGAGTTGTATGTGAGCGTCGGCGGCGGCACCGCGGTTGGCTTGGTGCAGACGAGTCCCGACGGTATCGTGTGGGCGCGGCGCGTCGTGGCGAGCGGTGCGTGGAATGACGTTACTTGGAGTCCTGAGCTGGGACTGTTGGTCGCAGTGTCCGGCACAGGTGTCGGGCGCGTCATAACGAGCCCGGACGCTGTGACCTGGACCGAGCGCACCGCTGCAGCGTCCTTGGACTGGCGTGGCGTGGCGTGGGCCAGCGACATCGGCCTGTTTGCGGCCGTGGGCATTCCCGGGGGCGCCATGACAAGCCCCGACGGGGTGACCTGGACATCCCGCACGATGCCAAGCGCTGTCAGCTGGCGCATAGTGCGCGCTACGTCAGGGCGGTTTGCCGCGGTAGCCAGCGCTGGCACCGGGGTGAGGGCGGCCACCAGTACCGATGGAATCACCTGGGCCTCGGGCGACATCGCAACTAACAAAAACTGGCAGGGCTTGGCGCGCGCTCCGGACCTGGGACTGTGGCTGGCTTCCGCCAGCAGCGCGGGTGGCGCTCCCACCGCACTCATGGCCACGAGCCCCGACGGAGTGACGTGGACCAGTCGCACGGGCGCTATTGATCAGCGTTGGGACGCCTTGGAGTGGGCGGAGGAGCTAGGTCTGGCCGTAGCGGTGAGCAGCGATCCGACCAACCTGGCGCTTAATAAGGTCCAGACCAGTCCCGACGGGGTGACCTGGACGCAGGTAGCGGGTACTAGCGGCGGACAATGGACGAGTGTCACGTGGCGTCCCGGAGCTAGCGCTCCCGTCGCCGTCGTGCTAGAGTACAGTCGCGTCCAGGTCGCGGCTATAGCTGCGTCCGCAGATGATGATACCCGCTCCGCAACGCCAGCAGCCACGCAGCCGACCGGTACTGCCGCGGCGCCCGGGCCTGGGCTCGCAGTGGCGCTCCTGGCCGTGATGGGCGCCGGCTGGGATGACGCGTCAGTCAGTATCAGTGCTGGCTATGAGATCACCGAGTTGGTGCGTGTCGGGGTGATCACTGTCGCAGCAGCCGAGCGCGTAGTAACGGTGGCCGGCGACCAGACCGCTACCTGGTCCGCGATCAACGCCGGGGGCCCCACATACGGGGCGCAGCTAGCAATAACGCAGGGACCGTCCGGGCTCATCGTGGCCGCGGTAGGGAGCAGATGAGCAACTACTGGACACACTATGACCGGATGCCAGAACGTTGGCAGACGGTACGCGCGCAACCGCCGGTCATTGCGCTCATGACGCTAGCCGAGGCGCGCTCGCATCTGCGCCTGGACGCCTGCGACGGCACGCACCCTGACGACGCACTGGTGACGCTGCTCATTGCGGCGGTCACCAGCGAGCTGGATGGTGTGGATGGGTGGCTCGGCCGCGCTCTGCAGCCACAGTCCTACCGGCTGATCCTGGATCGTTTTCCCTGCTACCGCGACCGCATCCGATTGCCCATGACCAGTCCGCAGACTCCTGGCGTTATGCCCATCACGCATGTGCGCTACCTGGACGACGAGGGCATCACGGTAGACCTGGACGATTGGGTTGTGGCCGTAGCCAGCGATCCAATCTACCTACTGCCGGCGCCCGCCACCGCGTGGCCGGACGTGCGCTGCCAGCCGGGCGCCGTCGAGATTCTCTACGACGCAGGGTATGAGGCGATCCCGGAAATGATCCGCGCCTACGCCAAGGTGCGCTTGGGTCAACTGTACGAATTCCGTGAGTTGGTAGTGGCCGGCGTGAGCATCGCGCCCGTGCCGTACCTGCTCGATAGCCTGGAGAATTTCCGGGCTCGCTGGCACTCGCCGGTATGAGGGCCGGGCCGCTCCGCCACCGCGTGACGCTGTGGGCCCGGACGGAAGCCCAGGCCGCGAGCGGTGCCGTGACATGGACCTGGGCCGAGGTGTGCACGCTGTGGGGCGAGGTGACCTATGAGCGCGGGAGCAAAGGCTTTGCCGCGCAGCAACTGTACGGCACCCAGCCTGTACGCGTGCGCCTACGGGATCGCACCGGCATCCGAACCGACCAGAGGATTACATGGAACCCCGAGTGCGATACCACCCAGTTTCTGGAGATCCTGAGCGTAATCCCGCCGACGGGGCGCAGCCTGGGAACGGAGCTTCATTGCCTGCTTCGGGAGGCCGACGGGTGGAGAACAGAAAAGTGAGTCGCTGCAAGAAGTGTGCCAAGGTACGCGAGGTGCTGATGCCGTGGCTGAAGTAGTCTCCGGTCTCCGGGAGCTGGACCGCAAGCTGGCGGCGCTCGGCGGCGCCCTGGGCCAGAAAGTGCTCCGCAATGCGACCCGCGCGGCCATGACGCCGGTACTGAAAGCGGCGCGCGCGGCCGCGCCCGTAGGCACCGAAGCGCACCGCACCTACCAGGGGCGACTCGTGGCGCCGGGCTTCGCCAAGCGCAACCTGCGCATAGTGACCTACCGCAACCGCCAGACTGGCAAGGTCGGCGCGTTACTGGGAGTACGGCGGGAGGCGTTCTACGCACTGCAATTTTGGGTCTACGGCGCTTACGGCCGGAAGCGGCGTGACTGGCTGACCCCAGTATTCGAGGCGGGCCAGTCTGCGATGCTGACGCTACTCAAGACTGAGACCGCTAAGCGCATCCTCAAGGCGGCGAAGTCATGAACTACGCGGACTTCCGCAGCGTGGTGCTCGCGGCGGCACCGGTGGCGGCGATCGTGGCGGCGCGTGTGTTCCCGCTGATCGTGCCACAAGAGGTGTGGTCGAGCCCGACCCGCAAGCCCTGCATTGTATTTACAACGCGAAGTGTACAAAGGCAGGTCCGCACGTGCGGCACGGATGAGTTGCTGCAGGAACGGGTGGACCTTGACTGCTACGCACGGGACAGCGACACTTGTCAGTTGCTCGCCGCTGCTGTAAGATTGGCACTCATTGATTTTCGCGGCACGGTGGGTGCTACCCGCTTCGGGCCGTTCCATTTAGAGTCGGAGACAGACCTGGACGACGATGAGCCCGGCCTGTTTCGTCGTGTCCTAACCTTTAGCATCTGGAGTCGCCCGGCGCCATGACTACCCAAGCCTTCGTTGGCAACATCTTCTTCGAGCGCGGCGACGCCGCCAGTCCCGAGACCTTCCTACGGATTTGCCAGGTGTTTGGTATTGACGGCCTTGGCGAGACAAACGCGATTGTCGAAGCTACCACCAT